TTCGTAACGCTCGGATTTGGGCCAGCCGACCTGCCGTGCCAGGTCGACGTAGCGTTTGCAGCCTGGTGACACGGCGGCGTCTACCGGGGTTGCGGTGAGTGTTGCGGCGATCATCACGGCTGCCGCGGCTCGCCTAACGGCGGGCTCCTCGGTCGAGGGTCATGGCGGGGTTCCTTCCTTCGATCAGCGACCGCCAAATGGTCAGTCGTTGGGCGTGGTCGTGCGCTCCTCCGCGTCGCGCTGTGGTTGTCGTGCCGGTGTTTTCAATTGTCCCAGCACGGCAGGCCGCCAGAAGTCTAGCGGCGAGCCCTTTGCCCACGGGGAACGTGGCGGGCAGCTCTGCCCACACGTCGTCGGCGGTGATAAACGTCTTTTTGGCTGCGGCATTGCGGATTGCCTGATCGACAGCTGCGGCTTGGTGGGTTGTCCATTTGGCGTCACCCGAGCCCTGTGACGCCTCGAGGCCGCGCTCGAGGTTGCCGATCGGGTCTTGCAGGCAGACGAAGTGCGCGTCTTTTTGCCCGATCATCATTGGCCGCTGACAGATGCGGCAAAGCGGGTATTTGTTCACGTTTCCTCCTGGTTGGGGTCAGGGTGCGACGACTGTAGCGAACTTTACGCCGGGGGTGTGGGATTATCCGCAGTACTGCCAATGCCAGGCTTCAAACTCTGGCGACGACGGGTCGTCCGACTGCAAATAGAAGCCGTAGGTCGGGGCGTTGGTGCACAGCCAGTCGAGCACTTTGTTGGTGGTGACGTCAAGGTCGATGGCGAGGCCCAGCCCGTGGTTGCTTTTGCCAGGTGTCGAGCAGGGTGCCATGCCGGGGCGCAGGTACCAGGTTGCGCCTTCGTACGTGCGGGTGATTTGGGGTTTGCGGCCCAAATCGTTGAGCGCGTAACGCTGTTTGAAAAGGCCAAGCTGCGCGTCAAATGATCGGTAGTCGCCGACGTTGCGGAGCTTGATGCCCGACAGGGTCGCCTGGTCGTACATCCGGTCGAACGCTTCGGCGGCCTCGACGTACATTTGGCCGCCGCATTTGACGGGGCGAAGGATTTTGCCCGACAGTTTGCCGTTGGGCACGGCCTGTAGGGCCGCAGGAACGACCAGTTTCTTGTAGGGGTACTTTGATGCCTTTTTGGGCTTCTCGGCCGCCACAGGGGCTTGTGCGGGCTTGGCAGCGGCTTTCTTGGCGGCTTTCTTAGCTGGCATCAGGTACTCCGTCTCCGTCGGTGTCTTTTTTGCCGCTGGTCGAGATCATGACGCCCGACAGGGTGCCGGACAAGAACAGGACGATCGGGCTGATCAGGTTCAGCAGCTCTTTGTCGGTTTCGGGCATGGTCGGGCCTTGGGGAATGAACAGCAGGTTGATGAACACGGCGACCATTGTGAGCACCAGGGTGCCTGCGAGGGTGATCCCGACCCAGAAGCGGAGCCGAGCGTTGAGCTGCTCGGGCGTGTATGGCGCTCTGTTCGGTTTCAAGTTTTCTAACATTCTGCGGCCTTTCCGTCATAGATCGTTGTTGATGGTGTTGTCTGCCAGTTCAACGCTTTGTTTTTGGTTCGGTTCACGGTGCTGGTCGGGCAGTCGATCCAGACTTTGTTGTTGCAGCTGCTAACCAGCACGGTGAGTAGCGCCGCCACGATGGCGACGCGGATTTTCATTCTGTAGGTGTCTCCTCGGGGGCGGTTTCTGTCCAGCCGGACTCGATGAGTGCGGCGTATTCTTTTTCGGTCATTTCGCGTTCAGTAATTTGACCGTTGTCGTTTATGTGAATGTTTGGTCGTGCCACGTTACGCCTCTCGGTATCCGTAGACCGCATAGCGGCCCGTCATCGTTCCAGTAGTGACAAACAAAGTAAAACCGTCGAATTGGTTAGTCCCGTAGAAACAAAGACCGCCCATTCGCAAAAGTGTGGCTCCCGCAAACCCGTTAGCCATGTTTGTGGCGTTTGTTGCTTGTGCTTTTTGTGGCCCAAAAATGTCAGCGGCGATTGTTACGTATGGGTAGCCGGCACCTGCTGATGAATACGCGCCCGTTGCCCACGAAGTCGAGTTGTTACTTGAATCGTCACCAGTTGCGCCACTCGTGTAAATGCCGCGTTGCGCCCAGTTGTAATTGGGGTTTGTATTATCCGCACCAGATGCGCGAAACCGACACAAAATTGACGTTGATGTCGATAGTTCCGTGTTAGAAACGATAAGACGGTAATTTGTGTACGTCGTCGTGAAGCAGTTGTTGACGCTTACCGAGGATGCCGCCGTGAACGCCGCGCTCGTGATGTAGACAAGGCCGCTGTTGGCGAGGTATGTGTTGGTGTCGGCGGCGGTAAGAACCTCGCCGGTGGTGAATGTTTTGACTGCCATTTAGTACCCCAATCGGTTGCTGTCTAGTTTGCCCCAAAAGGCGTCATTCAATAAGAGATAGTTCAACGCCTCACGGTCGGAAAGGTTGAGCGTGATCCGCGTTTGTGCCGGGTTCGCGCTGATGACTCCGCCCTCGATCGTCGCGTAGTACGTGTTTGTGCGCAGCGTGATCTTGGCGCTGTTGCCTGGCATGTATTTGATCGGCTCGTTAGCCGTGTCAATCGTGACTAATTGCGCTGGCGTCTGGGTCGAAGAGCCCAGCTGAATTAGCAAATAGTTGGCCCAATCAAGCGCGTCAGCTTCGGTTTCGTTGTATGTCTCTTGTGAATACGCGCGGACGCCGCTGCCGGCTGATTGGCTGTCTAACCCTGTCGGATTGACGAAGATGAGGTCAAAATAGGAGTCTGCAAGGCCTTCGAATTGAATGCCGTTGTAGCGGGTGTTTCCGGCAACATCGGAAAAAAGAATTTCGTTGAAAAGGTTGTCTGGGTCACCTGACCACGGCATGGACTCGTACCCGATCCATTTGACGCCGAGGTCAACGCGGTGCGCTTGAATGTAAGCGCCGGCTTGGTTTGTCAGTTTTTGCAGGATTTGGGTGCCGTTAGTGCCTTTAGGGTCGGTGATGGCCGAGGTCGTGCTGTCGCCGCCGTAATAGTCAAAATTGAGGCCGTAAGTGGTCGCCAGGCCCCAGGCAACGTCACCGGCTCCGAGGCCTGCGCTGACTGATGCGTCTGTGTCAAGGTAGATGCGGCCGATTTGTGCTAGGGCGTCTTCAAGTGCAATTTCCCATCTGTCCGCTGTTGCGGCTGGGTTGTATGTCCAGGTGAAGTCGGCGACTGCCAAAATGAATTGTGTGCCGAATTGCCCTTCGGAAAATTTGATCCAGTCGCCGACGCTAATGCTTGGTAACGACGACGGGTTGACGCCTTCGATTGTGCCAGCGCCGGAGCCCCATTGGTCGGTGACTGATCGCCGGCCGTAGCGGTATGTCCAGTTTTGGCACAGGCTGCTGATGTTTGTGTACGAGGTTCCCTGGTTGCTGCTGTGGGAAATTGTCCAGTCGTAGTTAGCCATTAGACCGCCACTTTGATTGGGAGTGGGCCTGATTGCAGCATGTAGCGGCGGAGCGCGTCGACGACGGCTTGCGGGTCGCCGCCGTTGACGTTGATCGTGACGTTGCCGCCCATCTGCCCCATACGGTCAAGCGGCACGACAGCCTCTGGGCCTGCCTCGCCCACTAGGGCGAGCGTCGGGCGCATGACGAGGCCGCCGTTAGCCAGTTCGGGAATGTTGGGTACGTCAAAGCCTTTGCCGCCGAGCCCCGGCACCCACGATGGGATCTTGAACGACAGTTTGCCGATCGTGTTGTTCCAGGCTTTGGCGATGGCGTTGAACAGGGTTTTGTAGACGGCCAGGTAGGCGTTGACGGCTGTTTTGATTGCGTCGACGGTGCCGGTGAACGCGGCCTTGAGTGCGCGGCCGATGGCGTCGACAGCTTCACGGAATGGCTCAAACTTCTTATAAGCCGCCACCAAGGCGATGCCGATGGCGGCGATTGCGGTGGCGTAGATGCCGATCGTTGAGGCTTTGATTGTGGTGTCGAACACTTTGGATGCCAAGGTGGCCGCGGCTTGAGCGACGGCATAGGCCTTCATGGCGGTATTTACGACGAGCACAGCTGCCGACAGGGTGCCGATACCGACGGCCATGGCAACGACTAGGTCGGTGTTTTCAGAAACGAATTTGGCCATGCTTTCAAGGAATGGCAGCAGTTTCTCGATGATGGGGATGAGGGCCGCGCCGATCGACTCCTGGGCTTCGCCGATCGCGGTTTGCATACGCTTGAACCGGCCTTCGGCGGTGTTGGCTGCCGCTGTGGCTGCGCCGCCGAACGTCTCCTCCATGATCTTGCCGAGCTCTTGAAAAGACGCGCCTTCCTTGACCAAGCCGCGCATCGACGGGTCAAGTTTTGCCAGGGCGGTTGTTTGGCCGTTGTAGGCCTTGCTAAGTGCCTCTGACACGCTTGTGAGGTCTTTGCCGGTGGCAGCCGAGATGTCCATCGCCAGCTGTAGGTTTTTGGACGCCAGCTCGGCCGAACCCATGCCACGGGCCAGCGTGGCCAGCGCGTTTCGCAGATCGGTGTCGGCGACGCCGGTGGCCAGCGTCATTGCCGAGATCATTTCTTCGGTTGCCGCAACCTGGCGATCGGTTGCGCGAGTCGAAATTTTCAGCTGGCGCGCCAATTCAGCGCTCGACTTTTGATCCTCCATCGCCGCTTTTGCCGCGGCGGCTCCGGCGATCGCTAGGCCGCCGAGCGCGGCAGCTGCAGGTATGGCTGCTTTCTTGATTGCGAACTGTGCTTTTTGACCAGCTGTCTCAAGCTGCTTGAACTCTTGGATCGCCTTAGAAATTCCCTTGCCGTCAAACTCGGAAATGATGGGAATGTTGATTGCCATTTACAGACCCTTCTGCACCCGGCGCACCGCGTCGACGACGGAGCGTTCCATTTCGGCCTGCACCTTCGGCAGGTTTTTTTCGGCGGCTGGCCACAGGAATCGGGCGACGCGGCCGAACGTGTTGAGTGCGGTGCCGAGCGGGTTAGCGTTTTTGCCTGCGAACTCAACGATCGTGGCCGCGGGATCGGACTGTGTCACTTTGATGACTGATCGGGCGTCGCGGCGGGTGTCAACCTTGTGCTTGACGCCCGAGCGGGCTTTCTTTGCGTCGTACGGGAATTTCTTGTTGCCGCGTTGCGTCCAATTGCGCTCCATGCCCGACAGCAGCTGCTGCGGGTAGGCGTTCTTGCCGTCCTCGACAATCGGGGCGACGATCTGCTTGGCGTCCCGGTTGAACTGTTTGCGCAACTCCGGGTCAAGTTTGCGGAGGGCTTTGATGGCGTCTTTAGCACCGGCGACTTCGGTGCTGGCTGTGACACTCATCGGTTCCCTCCTTTGCGCTGTTTGTTGATGATCTCAATGGCCGTGGCCAGGTCTCGAGCGGTGAACTCGATTTCCGGCGGCCAATACCCTGTGGCGACTAGGAGCTCTGCTAGGCCTCGGCTCCAGGTGCCACTTGGGAAGGGTTTGCGTCGTCACCGGCAAGCACGTCAAGGCTGACAATCTTTTTGACGTAGTCGTCAAACACGAGCGGCACCGTGATGCCCGCCGTTTTGCTGGCTTCGTAGGCCAAGAAGGCGAGGTCTTCGGCACCGATGCCTGCTGCGAGGTCACCGGCACGACGCTTGAATTTGCGTTCCCAGGTGACGACGTTGAACAGGTTTGTGGTGACAACCTTGGCTCCTTCGCCGGTGTCGACGCTGATTTGGATTTTCATGTTGCTCCTTGCACGGTTGGAGTGTTATTTGCGGATCAGGTGATGTCGCGGGCCCAGGTGCCGCCGGTGAAAGTGACTTCCTGGGTGGAGAGCTCGCCGACGGTCGAGTTGATCGGCGTGAACGACTCGAGGAAGCAGCTGGTGATCGTGTATTCGGGGTTGCTGGCCGACTCGGTGGTGCCCGACGGGCTGATGACCAGGGTGGCGCTGCCGGTGTTGACGGCGTCGTACAGGGCCGCCTCGACTTCGTTTGCGCCGTAGCTGTTGAACAGGGTCAGCGTCACTTCGCATGACTGCAAGCCCTTCGTGAACTTGTGGCCGGTGTCGCCAAACGCGGTCGACTCGAGGGCGTCGTAGCCGGTCGTGATTGTGCACGCGCTGCATTGGTCTGACAGGTCGTAGGTTGATGCGCCGACGGTCAGGTTCACAGTCGCGTTCGACAGGAACGTGGTTGTTGCCATGTTTAGTTTCTCCTTGCCGCGATTGCG